TGCGGCAGTCGCTTCGAGCCGAAGCTCAAGCAGCGACCGCTCAAGGGCGGTGGGGCAGAGCGCCGGTTTCGTTGCCCGTGGTGCGCCGCCTGGTATGTGGTGGCCATCATCACTCCGTTGGGCGTCAAGCTGATGCAGCAGATCCAACAGGTCGAGATCGAATTGAAACGCCAACCCGGCGTGCAAGCCCTGATTGACCAGCGGGTCGCATTACAGGAGCAGTTGAGGCCAGAGGTCACGAAGCCGGAATAACTTTTGCATAGCAACTGAATAGGGTTACCTCGTAATGGAGCGCCACAAAGAGAATTGTCTCTTTGTGGCGCTCTTTTTCTTTTCGGAAAATCGATATGGAACTAAATCTAGTAAGCATCCTCGTTGCCATCATCGCCATCGTCGTCGCAATCTACACGTTTATCCGCCAAGGGCAATCGATCAGCATCGAGGGCGTGGCGGACGTAGCCGGCCAGTTGACCGAACTGCAAGACGCTGTAGCCGAAGCACGTGAGCTGGTGTTGGCGGCCGAGCAGCTCTACCAAACGGGGCGGCTGCCAAAAGACAAGCGTTTCACCTGGGTCCACAACCGGCTGAAGGCCACCCTGCCGGAACTGTCCGAGGACACGCTGGCCACTGCGATTGAGGCGGCGGTTGCTGGGATCAAATTGCTAAACGGACGCACAGAGTAAACCGTGTCACTCATCGACCGCTTCCAGGCGCTATTTCGTCCACGCCAAACCGAACAGCAGCCGGCGACCGTCATGCCGCCGCCGCCGCGTCCGTCAGCGGCCTACCGTCTGTTCGCGGTGGAGAATGGCCGGCGTCCACTGGTCGAAGATTGCCGGCGCATGGTGGAAGAGGACACCCGCGCCGAGGGCGTGCTGCGGGCGGTCGCCAAGGACACCGTCAAGGGCGGCTTTGAGCTACAGGTTGAAGGCCCACGAGCGGACGAGGCGAAGGCCATTGCGGATGAACTGTTAGAACGCATCGACTTCTGGGGCCGCATCGACGATTGGGTGCGCCTGACCCTCCAGGATGGTGACACGTTCTTGGAGCTGGGCGCAACGAGCGCCGGCGACATCGTCCAGGTAAGCCGCAAGCCGACGCTGGAGATGCACCGTTGGTCTGACGAGTTTGACCAGTTTTATGACGCAGCCCGGGCCTTCTGGTGGGCTGACATCATGTTTGGTGGGGCGGTGCAGACGCCGCCGGCAGACGCCGCCTTTTTTGCTGAGTGGCAGATCATCCATGCCCGTTACGCCCATAACGAGAACAGCCGCTACGGTCGGCCGCTCTTCGCCAGCGCACGCAAAGCCTACAAGCGGATGACCGAGGGCGAGCTCGACATCGCTATCCGGCGCAAGACGCGGGCCGGCATGAAATACTCGCATAGCATGGAAGACGCCAGCGAAGCGGACATTCAGGCGTACATGGAGCGCAATAAGGCGGCGCTCGACGACCCGTTTGCTGCCGTCGCCGACTTTTTCTCAAACAAGCGTACGACTATCCAGGCCATTCAGGGCGACGCGCACCTGAGCGAGATCGACGACGTGAATCACCATATCCGCACCTGGTGGATTGCGGCACCGGCGCCGATGAGCTTATTGGGCTACGGGCAGGACTTAAACCGCGACGTGCTGGACGAACAGAAAGAGCAGTATGACAGCACCAAAGAGGAATTGTCGAACTGGGTCACAGAGGACTTTGTCTCACCGCTCATTGAGCGCCAGTGGCTGCTCAAAGGCATTTGGCCGGAGTCCCTGACCTGGTCTGCGCAGTGGGCCAGCAAGCAACCGATGACCGCTCCGGATCTGGAATCGGCAGCTAAGGCGCTCACGATGCTGGGTGCGTCGGGCAAGTTCACCGATGAAACGCTGCTGAGATTGTTCAGTCGCTTCGTGCCCGACTTTGACGCTGAAGCGGAAATCCAGGCGCTTGGCCAGCGAATGCAAGACGAGTTGGCGCGGGTGGCCATGAACGCACAGGCAGGGAACAATGGCGATCAACCTGCGCAACGTTGACGCCATCCAGCATCAGGCGCTGATGCGGCTGACACTGCGAGTGATGGGTGAGACGCATCGGATATTTGCGGACTACTGGCAATGGCTGAAGGGGCAAATTAACAACGCCGTGGGCGCAGACGGCTACATCGAACCGGCCCGCCTGTTGTCTTCCAGCGTCGATGACCGTTTCCGGCAAGCGGTACAACGCTACACGGCGCTGCTAGAAGCGGCCAGAGAGAACGCCGCCGGTCTGCCGTTCGGGGCGCTGGTCGTCAAACACAACGCCTATATGACCGGCCTACAGGAGACTTTGACCGGCGAGGAACTCGTGAACGTCATCGGTCTCTGGCAGCAGCGGCGACAGGCGGCGCTCAGGGCCACGCAGACCAGGGTGTACGGCGACGGGCTGAACCTGAGCCAGCGCATCTGGCGCTTGGAGAATGGCGGGCTACAGCGCATCCGGCAAACGTTCGCCACCACCTTCGTAGAACGCACGAACGCCGCCGATCTGGCAGCCAGGCTAGAGCCGATACTGGGGGCCGATCAGGACATGCCTCGCTGGGCAGAGGAACGACTGTACAGTATGACGGCGGTACAGCGGCTACAGAGCAAAGAGGGCTTGCTGCGCGGCACGGAGAATCGGGGGGTTGGCATCTCCTACAACGCGCTACGGTTGGCGCGAACTGAACTGCAATTTGCCAACCATGCGGTCACGACGGAGATCGCAATCCATAGTCCCTGGGTAACCGGGCGCTTCGTGGTGCTGAGTCCGGCGCATCCGAAGGTTGACATTTGTGACACGTATGCTGCCGGTGGGCCATACGATAAGAGTCAGGAGATATTGCCGCTCCATCCGGCCTGCATGTGTCACTACAAAGAGGCGCTAATGCCCAAGTCTGATTTTGCCAACCAGGTCAAGGGCTGGCTACGGGGCGACAACGCATTTTTGGACGATTACGCTGCCTGGCTGGGCACACGACAGCCAACCGAACCGCTGCCCACATCGCTGCCGCTGGCGGATTTACTGGAAGCGTGGATGACGCTGGGCACATCGGATCACGCAGCGCTGTTGAGGCTAAATTGAGAGGTGATGAATGAAAACAGAAGCTGAATTTATTGCGGCGCTCTTGCGCTACTTTGGCCTGAACGAAGCGCTGCGCAGCGATGACAGTAACGAGGATCTGCGCCGGCAACTTGAGCAGGCGCTGAACGAATGGCCGGGCCGCCCAGGCGACAGTATCCACGTGATGTACACCTTCAGCGACCGGATGATCGCTTACTCGTGGATAGAGACCGAGCGCGACATCCAGCGCGGCGCATGGGAGATTCCCTATCAGCGCGGTGACACCGGCTTCACCTTCGGCCAGCCGGTCGCGGTCAAAGAGGTGCGTCTATTTGAACCGGTGGGCGAGAGCCAGGGCAACGGGCCGCGGCAGCGCCTCACTGAGACAATCGAGCAGCAATTAACCGTTGTCGAGTCTCAGGGCAGCAAACGGCGCATTAAGGCAATCGGGATTACCGCGGATGTGGTGAATGGCAACAAACGCCGCTATCCGCGCGCAGTGTTGGCGGCGGCGGTTTCAGAACTGAACGGCCACCTCCACGAATCCAACGGTCAAGGTTTACTCGTCGCCACCGGCGAAATCGAACATCCGTCCGATAAAGGTGGGCGTCCCAACCTGTTGGAAACGGTTGTGGCGTGGAACGCAGCATCCCTAGACAGCGCCGGCAAGGTGCTGCTAGAAGGCGCTATCGTTGACACGTCGAAGGGCAGGGACATCTCAGCTTTAATCGATGCCGGCGTTCGGGTTGGTGTGTCGATGCGTGGCGTTGGAATGTTTGAGTCTATCAAGGAATCAGGCCAAACAATCCAACAGGTAACGGAATTGCAGATCAAGGGCTTTGACCTAGTGGCCCAACCCAGCGACCCCAACGGCGCCGTGGTGGAGAGCCAGCAGACAGAGCCGGAAAAGAGGAATAAGGCTATGAACTTAGAAGAGATGTTGAAGGCTCTCAAAGAGAAGCCTGAACTGTTGGAGGCCCTGCAAAAGCAACTCGGCCTCAGTGACCCCAAGGCAATTGCAGAGAGCTTGGGCGTGGAAGACCTGAATAAAGCCAAAGCGGCGCTGGAAGAGGCTGCCAAGACCAAAGCCGAACTGGCAGAGCGCAACCGGCAAGAGGCGATTGCGACCGCCATCACTGAGGCCACCAAGGACCTCAAGTATGGCGACGAGATGAACAAGCTCTTCGTCGAGGCCGTGCGCGCTGCCAAGCCGGAAAGCGCAGAGGCGGTCAAGGCGCTGGTCGAGAGCAAACGAAAAGAGTACGACCAAATGATGAGCACGGCCAAGTTGGCCGGCATGGGTAAATCGCAACCTCGCGGCCCCATCATAGATAAGACGAGCGACGCCTTTGAGGAGAGCACCGGTCTGCCCAAATTCGCCCGCGCCGCCTGGGAGATCAACGAATCCCTGGTCAAGGCCGGCGAAGGGCACCGGCGCGATGTGCGCAAAGGCGAAAGCCCCGCTGAGATCTACGCCGCGCGCGCCCTGGAACGCTTCGACCGCCTGCACCAGGCCAAGCTTGTGCAGGAAACCCGCATGTTTGAGGAAGCCGAGCAGACCAGCGACCTCAACCTGCCCTACAGCGTGGCCCGTATGCTCATTGAGCAGGCTTATCCCGAACTGGTTGCCGCCAACGTCTACGACTTCGGTGCGACCGACACCAGCCCGACGCGTATCTATTACGAAGCCTACGCCGGCGAGTCCGGCGCAGCCCCGACTGTCACCGATGAGGATGTGACCAGCGACGAGGGCGCGTGGGTTGCACTGGACTTCAAGCGCGTCCGGCCCGGCACGGTCGTAGTCACCGGCAGCGGTGGCACACCGACCTACACCGAAGGCACCGATTACGTGATCGACTACGAAGAGGGCAAGTTGTGGACGATTACCGGTGGCAGCATCGGCGACGCCACGGCGCTCAAGGTGGATTACGTTTATGACGCCATCCGCAAGGGCGAAATGGCCGCCATCGAACGAGCGAAGAACACGCTGACCTACACCACGCTTGAGATGGCAGCCGACCGCCTGGCGATGGAGATCAGCAACGAGGCCATCGTCTTCAGCCGCTCGCAGATGTCCTATGACGCCGTCACGCGCACGCTGGGCAACCTTGCGCGCCTGGTGCGGCGCAAAATTGACAAGGACATCCTGTACAAGGGCCTTGCGGCCAGCCTTCGTCAAGCCAACAACAGCGGCGGCACGTGGGCCAGCGCCTCGGATGCCGTGACCAAACTGGTGGAGTATATCGGTGTCGCGCGGGTCAAGGTCTACAACCGCAACTACGTGCCAACCGCTGCCCTGATGAGCGTGACCAACAGCGACCGCCTGAGCAACTGGGACGGCTTCAAAACAGACGGATTTCCCAACGCCATGCTGAGCGCGGCGGGTTTCGCCGGCAGCGTCAAGGGCTTGCCGGTCTTCATGTCCACCGAGTACACCGACGCCTATGCGCAGGTTGTGCATCGTGAATTGGTCAGCCACCGCGTCTATCAGCCCATGATATTCAAGGGACCGTTCCCCAGCTACAGCAACGGGCAGTTGGTCGGGGCAGACCAGTACTACGCCGAGGAATTCAACGGCTCGCTCGTGCCGGTTATCGAGAAGACTGCTCACGTCGCGATTACGTAGTTTGTGACCGCGCCCGTTCCCTAAGCTTGTCGAAGGGCGGGCCGGTCTTCCGGAAAGGCTAATTTACCAGTCAAGGAGACTGTGATCATGTCCCATAAATTTCTTTCTGTCCTACTCGCCGCCGTGCTGATTCTCGTTATGTTCACCGGCGCTTTTCTGGCGACGATGCCGAGCGTAGACGCCGCGCCGGCTGCGGCCATTACGCCGGTGTCGTTCAGCGGGCAGAGCAGCAACAGCCAAAAGGTGACCTTTTTCAATGGCAACGTCACCGCCGACACGCGTGTTTGTTTCGACCTGAGCAACTACAACAAGCTTGATCTGCAATATGTGATTGATCAGGGCACCACGAACACGACTACGCTCTCTCTGCAATGGTCGAATGACCACAACCCGGCTACCGGCACGGGCAACTACGAAGCGCAAGCTACCATCGTCAGCGCCAACACGGCGGACGCGCATGGCGGCAATCAATTTCTAACTGCCGGGCAGTACAACTGCGTGCTCGCCGATGTCGCCAACAGCAACGCCCTGGGGCTGAAGGTGCTTGGGGTCGCCAAATGATTAAGGTGCGCATAACCAGCGCAACGCCGGTCATCGTCGGCCACCGGCAGTTGCTGCCAGGGGAAATTCACGAGGTGGCCGGTGGTGATCTGAATGCGGCGGTCGTCCTGTATGGGGCTGATGCGTTCAAGATGCTGGACGGTACACCGCCGGTAGAGACAAGGCCTGTCGAGACTGATGACGAGTCCGTCAAAGACGCTGAGGCGGAAGGCACCGAAGACGCACCGACAGGACGCCGTAGCCGGCGCAAGGGGTAGACAATGGCGACCTACGCAGAATTGTACAACCTTCAATCTGATAGCGCATTGCGTAACCGTGTGACCGTTGCCTGCACGATTGCGGCCAATACCGTCCGCACTGAAGACCCAGGCACCGCCAACCATGCCAATCGCCTATTATGGGCCAAACAGGTGTTTGAGCGCCCTGAGTACGAAGGTGAACGTATGTTGCGTTCACTGCTGGCTCAAAATGCGTCGGCCACCGTAGCGCAAATTCAGGCGGCAACGGATGCAGCGATTCAATCTGCGGTCAACAACACGGTAGACATTTTCGCGGTTGGAGTCACGGCCTGATGAGTAGCATCAAACTGGAAGCGGCCAGTATTTCAACCGTGTTGAGCACGGAGCTAAACAGCCTTGCTAACAATGCCGCCGCGCTGGGCACGGAATACGACAATAGCTCTAATCTGTACCTGTGGGCCACGTTTGAGCTAAACGTGACTTTTGGCAGCGCACCGACTGCGGGCAATACGGTTGACCTGTACATCATCCCGGCGCCCGATGGCACGAATTACGACGACAACACGACCGGCGCAAGTGGAGCCGCGCCATCCACCAGCTACGTGGGCGGTTTTCCATTGCGTGCCGTAACCAGTGCGCAAAAAGTGCCATTGGGCGTGGTGCGGCGTGTTGACCTGCCGCCGACCAAGTTCAAGATCTTTGTCGTCAATGGCAGTGGCCAGGCGTTCCCAGCCAGTGGGAGTACGGTCAAAATGATCCCGTATCGCTACCAGAGTGTGTAATGGCCTCGATCCGATTTAATGGTTCGAGCTCAAATTATCTCCGCATCAGTAGCGGGACGATTTGGGAGCCGAACCGGCCATCTACAGCCATCTGGCGAGTGCGGATTATCACTGATCTAGCCTCGTCGCTAGCCTCAATGCTCACGGGCAATAATTTTGAGGCAGACACCCGTCAAAACACGTCGCCAGATACCTGGCGCATGTACATTAACAACAGTGGCACGAGTGGCAGCGGGTACAGTTACAACCGCTGGTATTACCTGGCCTACGTGCGTAAGTCCGCCACCGACTGCCGGTTGTATGTTGATTGCAAGCAAGATCTGCTCATTACGACCGACGTTTCGGCAGTCAGCGATCAGACCAGGCTCGACGTAGCGCACTGGAATACCGGTCAACCGATCGATGCTCGCTTTGATAATCTGATTCTTTGGCAACGGGCGCTGTCGTTTGAGGAGATATTTTTACAGCAATTCCAGCCGGAGCCGATCAGCCGCAGCGGCATCTATGGTTGGTATGAGTTCCGACCTGGGGCGCTGACCAGGGATAGCAGTGGGCAAGGGCATCATTTTACGCTCAACGGTACGGCCACCAGCGAGGAAGGCGCGCCGATACCATATAGCATCCGGGGTTGGGTGCTGCCATTCAGTGCCGGCACAGCCTACAACGGCACGGTCGCACTCGCGGCCAGCGCCGCGGCTGCACCGGCAGGGCAGCTATCTGTATCGACCGGCATGGCGCTGGGGGCGGGCGTAACCGCAGGCGGCGGGGCTGGTCTGGCAGGCGGCGGCAATCTGGCGCTGAGTGCGCAGGCAACGCAACAGGCGGCCAGTCTGATCAGCGCCATCAACACGACCAGCCTGGGCGCGGCGCTAGGGCAGGTCAACGCCAGCCAGTTGGACATCAGTGCGCTGGTGAGCCTGTTAGTCGATGCGGGGGTGACACAGGCGGGTGCGCTGGCTACGCTGGGCAATGTAGCGTTACCGGCGACGGCCAACGCAAGCCAAGCCGGCGCGCTGGCAACAACCGGCAATGTCGATTTGCCGGCTGGGGTCGATGCAAGCCAGGCCGGTGCGCTGTCTGTGGCCGGCAGCGTAGCATTGCCGGCGTCGGCGGGCGAAGACCAGGTCGGTGCGCTCGCAGTGACGGGGAATGTCAGCCTACCAGCCGATGCCAACACCGATCAGGCGGGTGTACTTTCTGCCACAGGCAATGTAACGATGCAGGCCGATGCAGACGCAAGCCAGGCCGGCAATCTAGACGCCCTGACCGGCATCGGTCTGGATGCCAGCGCAGACGCAGCGCCGGCAGGCGCGCTGGCAACGTCGGGGGCTGCGGAATTGGCAGCGCAAGCCGACACAAGCCAAGCCGGGGCGCTGAGCGTGCTGGGGGCGGCGGCGCTGGGGGCGTCTGGTGGTGTGACGCCGGTCGCCGTGTTGCAGGCGCTGGGATCGGTGTTGCTATCAGCGCAAGCTACCGATGCGCCCGCTGGCCAATTGACGGCAATCAACACGCTGAGTATCGGCGTCACGGTCACGATTGCGGTCACGGGGCAATCGCCGATCTCGGTCTCGCTGAGTCTGCCGGTCGCGGCCACCTTGACGCCGGCAGCGCTGCTGGATGCCATTGCCTCGACGGCCCTGGCCATGATCGCCAGCCAGGTGCAAGCGGGCACGCTAGGCGCAGGCGGCACGGTTCAACTGGACGCCACGGCAACGCAGGCGCAAGCGGCAAATCTGGACGCGCTGGCCGCCTTGTCGCTGGGTTTGACGGTTACGGTCGCAACGACCGGCGCAGTGCCCATTACCGGCACGGTGGCACTGTCAGCCGTAACTGCCCTAACCGCGGCGGGCGTGCTCGATGCGCACGGCAACATCGCCCTGAGCGCAACGCAGGTGCTGAGTGCAGACGGCCAGTTGAGCGCCATTGGTAGCGCCGTATTGGCCAAAGTGTTGGCGATGCAGCTAACGGGCCAGTTCACTGGCCTGGGTAGTGTGGCGCTGCAAACGGTGCAAGCGGTCGTCACGGCTGGCGCACTGTCGATTATCCAGAGCCTGGCGCTTTCGGCCACGACGGGCATTGCCCTAGCCGGCAGCGTGATCGAGGCCTCGGTGCGCACGCCGGACGGACGTGTCTATCGGGTGCAGTTGGATGCGAGGCTGTTCAATACGAGTCGGGATGCGGATTATACGCCGGGCCGGGATGCAGATTATCAGCCGGACAAAGATGACGACTACCCGGTCGACCGGGACGATCCTTTTCATGTGGAGTAACGAATGAATGCAAATATAGGGCGCGTTGCCGCCACTACATTGTACCGAATTGAGGCTTATGGGCCGGTCGCAATAGATGATCTAAAGCAGGCTTATCAAGCCCTGCTGCTGCCGTGGTATTCGCAGCGCGCACAGTTTCAGCGCGTGGCCGTGAATAAGGGTGGGCATCTGTTCGTGCCCATCGCCACGGTGCTGGATGTTCTGGCCGTGTTTGGGCGAATTCCCGACGAACTAGCGCGCCTGCTGTATAGTCAACTGCTTTGGGCTGACGAGTTCCGTAACCTGGTCGTCAATACGGGATTGGACGATCTGCTCGACAAACGGTTCAAGGGCAGCGGGTACACGGCGGCGGACTACGTCGGTGTGACCGATGGCACGCCAACTTTCGCCGCCGGCGACACGATGGCCAGCCATGCCGGCTGGGCGGAAGTGACTGCCTACAGTCAAGGCACGCGCCCAGCCCTGACGCTGGGCACGGTTTCGGGCCAGAGCGTGGACAACAGCGCCAGCAAAGCGGCTTTCAGCATTAACGGGACGACGACTATCGGCGGCGCGTTCGTGACCACCAACAGCACGAAGGGCGGCTCGACCGGCATCCTGTATGGCGGCGGCGCGCTGACTGAAGGCGACCGCAGCCTCATCAGTGGCGACAGTCTGAGTGTGCAGGTTATGCTGACCACGGTGGCGGCATAAGGAGAGCTATGCTCTATCTGGCACAGCCCAAAGCGGCGGCGGCATCCATCAACTATAGCTTCGACTGGACGGACTGGCTGTCCAGCGGGACGACGGTCACCGGCTCGGCCTGGACGGCGGACGCCGGCTTAACGGTCAACGCGGCCGGCAGCATTTCCAGTCCGCGCACCACGACGCTGATCGGCGGTGGCGCAGCGGGCAATGCCTACCGGGCGCACAACACGGCTACGGCCAGCAATGGCGAGATTGACACCCGCTCGGTGTTGATCGTGGTTGACCCGGCCGCGGCGGCGGGGCCGTCGATGCAGGCGGATCTGCTGCTCTTTCGCTTGTGCAAGCTCACACCTTTCTCGCCGCTGACTACGCCGATCCAGGACGTGTACGAGCAGGCGGTGCATGATGCCGTCGCACAGTTGAGCCAGGATGCGCCATTGATGCGCACGGCGACACTGAGCGTTGTCGCCGGTACGGCAACCTACAGCCTGCCGACAGACTTCCAGGCGCTGATCTCGCTCTCTGGTATGAGCGCACAGGGTGGGGTGATCATTGGCGACAACGGGCTGATTCCAGCGCCGAGCGGCTTCAGGGAACGCTACGACATCGCCGGCGGGCAAATCACCTTCACGCCGACGCCAACGTACACCATGGCGCGCACGCTGCGCTATGCCGCCCGGCACCTGTTGGCAGATGGGGCCTACGCCAACCTGGGGCTGAATGGCGCACGCATCGCACTGCTCTATGCGCAGTCTCTGGTACTCAGTCACCAGGCCAGCCAGAGCGCAGGCAGCGGCTGGAAATACCAGATCGGCGATGAGATGGTAGATAAAAGCCAGCTCGGCAAGGGCCTGATGGGCCAGTCGGAGGGGCTGCTCAAACAGTACCAGGCGGCGGTCGCCAAGCTCAAGGGCTACGGCCAGCGGGCAGAGTATGACCTGGCGGAGTTGCCATCATGGGCCTGATGAGTAGCACGGATTGGGCGGCCATGTCCACAGATCTGCAAGCCGTGCGCGATGACAACGCTGTGAGCATCGTCATCCGGCGCGGTGCAACGACCGCGCCGGCACAGACCGTGCGCGTGGCCGGCGTGGCGACCGGACGCCGGGCCGACAGCGACGGTGGCAACCAGGCCGTGGGCGCGGTGACGGTGCTAGGCTTACCGGCGCTCGACATTCAGGTCGCAGATCGTTTTACGGTGGCCGGGGTGCTGTATGAGGTGGTCTATGTGCATCCGAACCGGCGTGCGAAGACGCAGGCACGGGCGAAGGTGGTGGAATGATGCCGCCCAGAGCTAACACCGGCATCCGCTGGATTCGACCGCCAGACCAGCTTGCCGCGGCCATCGAACTATATGGCGACCGCGTGTTGACTGCCGTCCAGGCCGTCGCGCAGTACATCGCGACCGTGATGCAGAACAGCGCGCAGCACAACGCACCATGGACGGATCGCACCGGCAATGCACGCAGTGGCCTCTTTGGCACGGCGGAACGGGATGCGGCGCGCAAGATTGTGATCATCTATCTGAGCCATGGACCGGCGATTGACTACGGCGTCTTCCTGGAACTGGCGCATAGTGGCCGCTTTGGGATCATCATGCCGACGATGGAAGCGCACTTGCCAGAACTGCACAGTATGCTGAATGACATCTTTCGGGGCTGACCATGCTGACCGCGCTCTACAACGTCCTAATCGCCGACGCCACCCTAACCGGCTACCTAACCGGCGGTCTCTACATGGCTGAGACGGTGGACAGCATCAGCCGGCAGAATACGCCGGACGCGTTCGACGCCAACGGCGAGATTCTGCCCTGTGCGTTGTTGAAATCCGAGAGCGCCACGCCGTACGGGCCACACTATGACAGCGCCCGCGAGTACGTTCTGATTTATTTCTACCAGCGTTTTGGCTACGGCTCGATTCGCCCAGCGCGGCAGCGAGTCTATGAGCTGACGCACCGGACGAAGATCGCTCCGGTGGGCACAGACAAACTCTGGCGTATCGACTGGGCCAACGACATTTTGGATAGCGGTGACCAGGCATTGGGGGCCGCTATGGTTATGAGTCGCTACGTGGCGACGATTGAGAGGAATCGATAATGGCAAAACAGAACGGGGTTCTTCTGCGCTTCACTGGCCCAGAGATTTACGTGCGCAGCGTCGGTGAGTACACGTGGAGCGCCGAGAACGATTGGATGTGCCGGGTCAACGACAAGAAGCTCGTGGATGCGCTTTTGAGTGAAGGCGACTTTGTCGTCGTGGAGACATCGAATGCTGAACAGCCTGACGACGTTCGGCCTGCGCCAACTGAAGATCACTAGCCAGACCGGCGATGTGACGGCCTACCTGCCGGCGGCGCAGACGCTGACGGTTTCGCCCAAGGTCCAGACGGAGGAGTTTTACTCCGAGGGCGTCCTGATTGCGTCGGCGGCAATCGTCACATCGGTGGACTGGGATCTAGCGCATGGCGGGCTGTCATTGGCAGCGCTGGCCATCCTAACTGGCGTGGCGACGGTCGCGGCGGGCACGACGCCCAATCAGACTCTGCGACTGTCGCTCTTCAACGGTGCGGCCTTCCCGTATGTCGTGATTTACGGGCGCACGACGGGTGATTCTGGTGGGGATGTGGTTGTGCGCTTGGCGCGGGCGAAGCTACAAAGCCTCTCCGGACGCTTCAGCGATGGGCAGTTTTTAATTACTTCGTGTTCGGGCGTCGCGGCGCTAGATTCGACCCTGTCGACGCTAGACCTGACGCAACGTGAAACAGCAGCAGCATTTTAGGAGATTTCGATATGGCAGGGTTTGGCGATAAACCGTTTGGGTTGCGTGACATCAAGCTCACGAACATCGGCGGTACGACACAGGTGGACCTTCCATCTGCAATGAAAATGACGTTTCGAGAGCGGCTTACCAGCGGTGAGTTGCGCGGCGACGATGTGACCAAAAGCGTGGTTGCCATCACGGATGCGTTGGAGTGGGATCTAGAGGCCGGCGGCATCAGCCTGGAAGCCTACGCCATTCTGACGGGGCGCACGTTGGCCAGCTCAGGCACAACGCCCAACCGCACCGTCACGATGACGGGCGTCGCCGGCGATAACTATCCGTATTTCAAAATCTACGGTAAGTCGGTCGGCGACATCAGCACGGACGACATCCATGTGCTGATCCTGAAAGCGAAGCTTACAAGCCCTATCGAGGGCGAGTTCAGCGACACGAATTTCTTTGTCACCAAATGCGGCGGCGTGGCCATCGACAACGGGACGAAAATTTACGACATCATCCAGAACGAGACGGCGGCCACCCTGCCGACTTCATAAGGAGCACACTATGGGTTTAACTTTGGACGAATGGCGCAAATTGCGCAACGAGGGGGAGGAGGCGTCCCTCCCCTCCGGGCTGATCGTCAACTTGCGCCGCGTCAGCACGATGGATTTGGCCGAAAAGGGCGACATTCCAGCCCCCCTCCAGACGCAACTGGAGGAGATGATCAGCCGCCAGAACTTCAACAAGATCACGCTGGCCGAGTTCAAGAAGTTTTCCGGCATTATCAACGTGGTCGTCGACGCCTGTCTGATCGGGCCGGAAGGGCTGGAAGCGAGCGAACTCGACTACCAGGACAGGCTGGCGATTTTCCAGTGGGCCAACGAGGTGGGCGGCAAGCTCCAGACCTTTCGTAAACAACCGGCGGCTGCTCTGGAATTGTCACGAAATGGGGCAAACGTACTCGACACGGCCCAGTAGTTTCCTGGGGCTGCCGGCGGATAGCTGGGAAGCCTTCCAGGTCGATCTGGCTTGTTTGCGGCTGGGACGCGAGATCGAGGGCAAGCTGGCCGAACGCGACAAGAACGGCAGGCCAAAACATACGCTGACCGGCATCCTGGCTGAGTTTGAGCCAGCGCGCGAACAACTCAGCGTGCGGCAAGAGACGCAATATGCCTCACTGCGGGAGCATGTAACCCGCAAGGTGCGCATACCAGAGAACGGTATTTGGGATATTGAGGACTAGAGCAGCTTGAACTGTAGCGGGATTAGTCCGGCTTCTACCTTCATGTGGCAGTTTCGGCAGAGAGAAATGAGATTGCTTAGATCGTTAGCTCGTAAGTAATTCTCATTCTCTTCTGGGGCGTAGTTGAAAGCGCGAAACGGAATGATGTGATGAACATCCAGGCTCTTGCGATTTTTCTTTTGCGTGATGCCGCACACCTGGCAGCAGTAACCATCGCGCTTGCGCGCTGCGCTCTTTTGGCTATGCCAGTTTGGGCCGTAATAGCGAACCGATCCGCCCTTCCAGTTGGGCGAGTCGGGGCCTATCAAATTCTTTTTGCACCATTCGGTTCTATGTTCGGGACAGCAAAAGTGGCGAGTACGTTTAGCCTTTCCGATTTTCCAGGGCTTCCTACGAATAGGCTTATCGCACAGAGCGCAATTTGTTTCGATTGCTGGCGTACTAAAGTTTGGGTTCCCTTCGTCGCGCATATGCACTTTGCGCCACTCGTCATAACAGATTTGGTCACAAAAAAAGTGCTCGTTGCGTCTGATTTTGTCGGGGTCTCTCTTTATCCGCTTGCCGCATTGCGAGCATTGCACCGAAACCTTTGCCGCTTTATAGGCACGCGCATTTTCGCTGGTCTGAGTTTTTTGCCATGTCCCTCTGCATTTGTTGTCGCAGAAATGGCGCTGCTCTCGCTTGGCATACCACGGCGGGCGATGAAGCGTTTTTCCGCACCAATAACATGTAACTTCTATCTTCGGTTTTGCGGTGGGCATAAAAGAACCTCCTATTGGCTTGACGGATGCACTTGTCTAGGGCGCACCGTACCAACAGGAGGTGGATGGATCATATCAAATTCATTGCAGCCCGTCAATCACGAGTACGCCCTAGACATCTACAGTATAGCACAGGTGTGCGGATAGGCCAATGATCCAACTCGGGTCCGCTTACGGTGAGATAATTTTAGGGACAGGCGAGGCGGAAAAATCCGTCAAGTCGCTCGCGCAACAAATGCGCGACGTGGGCGCGGGGATGTCGCTTGCTATCTCCACGCCGATCATTGGCGTGGCCGCGGCCGGCCTGCACGCGGCCGCCGGCTTCGAAGAGTCGATGAACCTGATCCAGACCGTGGGCGGCGCGACGGCTGAGCAGATGCAGGCAGTGCAATCGCAGGCGCTCCAACTGGGCAAGGACACGAGTTTCAGCGCCGGCGAGGCTGCGGACGGCTTCCTGGAACTGACGAAGGCGGGCTTCGATGTCGAATCTTCGATGGGTGCTATCGGCGGCGTGCTCGACCTGGCTGCCGCCGGCAACCTGAGTGTGGCATCGGCGGCGGAGATCGCCGCCAACGCCATCAACGCTTTTCAGTTGCCCGCGTCCGACGCGGGGCGGATTGCCGACATGCTCGCGGCGGGGGCAAATGCCAGTAGCGTCGAGGTGACCGATCTGAACGACTCACTAAAGATGTCGGGCGCGGTGATGGGCAGCTACGGCCAGTCGTTGGACGACACGGTGACCGCGTTGGGCTTGCTGGGCAATGCCGGCCTCAAGGGCAGTGACGCCGGCACAGCGCTCAAGCAGATGTTCATTAGCTTGGCCGCACCTACGGACGAAGCACGTAAACTGATGAGCAGCCTCGGCATTTCCATTTACGACGCTCAAGGCAATATGCTGGCAATGCCGGATATTCTCGCCAATTTGCAGCAGGCTATGTTCGGCGTTAGTGAGACGACTGTTGAGGTGGGGGGGCGCACCGCCGAGCAGAGCGCCGAGCTAAAGCGCTTGCAGGGCGTATACAAGCGCACACAGGCGAGCATCAGCGACTATGAAACCGGCGCTAAAGGCGCGAGCCTGAGCGACGAGGCGCGGCAAAAGAAATTGGCAGCGCTGCGCTCGGAGATGGCGCAACAACAGACGCAGATCCAGGCGCTAGCCGGCATTACGGGCACAGCAACCACGGTACAGCGCCAGCTCACGGAAGAAGAGCGCAACGCCGCGATGGCAACGCTTTTTGGCACGGACGCTGTCCGCTCCGCCAACATCCTGTTGCAGGCCGGCACAGATGGGTGGAACGATATGTCCCGCGCCGTCAACAAAGGCGGGGCGGCAGCGGAGGTGGCCGAGTCGCGCCAGAAGGGCTTCAACGGCGCGATGGAATACTTCAAGGGCACAATGGAATCATTGCTGATCGAGGTGCTACTGCCATTCCTAGATACGCTCTCCGGCGGGCTGCGCTGGATCGCCGATCTGATTACGCTGTTCACCCAACTACCGCAGCCGGTGCAGTACGCCGCGTTGGCCTTTTTGGCCGTGCTGGCGGCGACAGGGCCAGTGTTGCTGGCGCTCTCCGGGCTGGTCACCGTGCTGGGTTTCCTCCTGAGTCCTATCGGCCTGATCGCGGTTGCAGTGGCCGCATTGGCCGCGGCGTGGGTCAGTAACTGGGGGGATATACAGGGCAAAGTGAAGGCGGTCTGGGACTACGTTAAGCCGATCTTTGACAGCATTGTCGGCTGGCTTCAAACGACCGCCGGACAGGCGCTGACGTTCCTACAGGGCAAATGGAATGAAGTATGGCCGACGCTGCAAGGCGCAGTCTCAACGGCATGGGCAGCGGTCGAGCCGACGTTCATTGCAATTCGCGATTGGGTGCAAACCAAACTCCAAGAGGGAATCACGACATTGCAGGCAGCTTGGCAAACGGCGTGGCCGGCTATCCAGGCGGCGGTTTCAACAGCCTGGACGACGATGCAATCGGTGTTTATGGCTGTCGTAGGCTGGCTTGCAGCCGCCATCCCTATTGCGGTTGGTTTCCTGGGTGGCGTCTGGTCAACGGTTTGGACTGCACTGCAAACGGCTGTCTCCAACGTCTGGGGTGTCATCGGGCCGATCTTCGCATCAATCGGGGGTTGGGTGAAAACAAACCTACCCAATGCGCTGCCGACTCTACAAACCGCCTGGTCAAACGCCTGGGCTGCCATACGCACCGCAGCAAGTGGGGCCTGGTTGACCATCGAACCCTATCTGCAATCGGCGCTCAGTTGGGTGAAAACAAACCTACCCAATGCGCTGCCGACTCTACAAACCGCCTGGTCAAACGCCTGGGCTGCCATACGCACCGCAGCCTCTTCGGCCTGGACGGTTATCGAGCCGTATTTCACCGAGATGGTCGATTGGGTTAAATCGAAGCTACCTGACAATCTGCCAACACTGCAATCTCTCTGGGAGACAACCTGGTCGGGAATCCAAACAGCCACAACAGCCGCCTGGATAGCCATTGCGCCCTATCTCGAGTCGGTTCGATCCTGGGTTGAGACAAAATTGCCGGTTGTGCTCCCGATCCTTCAGGCTGCATGGGACGACACGTGGACGGCCATCAAGACGGCTGTCGTCGATGCCTGGACGGAGATTGCGCCCAAGCTGGCGCAAATCGAAGCCTGGATGGCCGAGCAATATCCCGCGGCTGTCGAGAAGGCCGATCAAGCGACCGGGGAGAGCTTGCCGGCAGCGACAGAGAAAAGCAACGCATTCATAGAGGCATTAAAGCTAGGTTGGGGCGGTCTCATTGAATGGTTTGAGCCGATTGTTCAGCGGTTTGTTACTAGCTTCCACCACATGATCGCCGGCTTCTCGGAAATGGGTTCTTCATTCCAGGGGGTCTGGGAAGCGATCCAGCCCGTCATTCGCTATATTGAAGTAGCCTTTGCCGGCCTTCTTCTTGTGCTGGGGGCCATCGTTGCCGGCGTCGTTGCAATTTTCCTAAACCTAGCCAGCGCCATCATGGACGGGGTTGTTCCCATCGTTCAGGGCGTGGTTGATTTGATCGCCGGGGTCTTTGAATCGATCTCGGTTGGCTGGAAGGGCACGGTCGATCTCGTTGGCTCTCTCATCGCGGGCAATTGGACGGCGGCGTGGGCAGCGGCGGGAGAGATCGTACGCGCGACGGGGATGCTGTTCACGGCGATCTGGGCTGGAGTGTGGGGTGTAATCTACGGCATTTTGACTATCATCGGCTCGTTCGTCAAATCGGTGCTAGAGGACATGGGCGTCGATGTCGATGCGAATCTCCAGGTCATCTCGCAGCTATGGGATACAGCCTGGAATGGGGCGCTTGGCCTCATCAAGGCCGTCGTTGCCGGCTGGATTGCGCTCTGGACGACCGTGCGTCAGTGGTTAGTGTGGACGCTGCCTGGTGCAGCCAACGCGCTGAAGACGAAATTTGAGACCACATGGAATGCAATTAAGAATTTTTTACTTGGAGCCATAGCTCCGATCATAAGTGCATTTGAGACTATCCGCACATTCCTGACAGAGACGTTGCCCAACGCCGCCAGTTCGTTCAAAGAATTTTTAGGCAACCTACACCTGCCTAATCCGTTTAACGCCATTGCGAGCGCCATCTCCGCCATTCAGAGCGCCATTGATGCAGTGATCGGTAGAGTACAGGCTTTTAAGGACGCATTAAGCGGCATCAGCCTGCCGCCCTGGCTGGGCGGCGCTTCTGCCAGTGGCGTAAGCGCCAGCAGCGCAGTCGAGCCGTCGAGCCGCAGCCGGTTCGGCGGCTCGACGCTCGCCGGCGCTGGCGGCATCACGGTCAATGTCACCACCGGCCCGATCAACAGCCAGATCGATGTAACGGAACTGGCCTACGAGGTCGCTCGTCAAATACGGCTGAGACTATGATCCTACAACTCACGGACGGCACCACTACCATAGACCTGGCCGGCACTTCGCCGGTCGTCGGCTGTTCCTATTTTCCCTCCTACCCGGAGGAGACAGTGCAGCGCGTGGCGCGCTCCAATCGCGATGGCGACACGTTCGAGCAGCTTGGCTATCGCAACGCGGTGGACACGGCAACGGTCACACTGGACGCCGCGCCCGCGGCAATCCTGTATTGGTATCAGTCGGTAGTGGCGCTATTGCAGGCGGCGCGCAATGGCCTCTCGACGGTGTACGTCAAATACGATCCGCGCTCGTACGTGGTGTACCGAGCGCGCATCTTGACGGGCCGGCCCATCTGGCCGCGCGAGCCACTGCGCCGCATCCTCACGCAGACGCAGGTTACGGTCGAAATCTCATTCGCCTGGGAGCGTGAGCCTATCTGGCAGGCGGATGAGTACGAATTGCGCCTGAGCGCGCTCAACCAGCCCGCCGTGCTGGGCGGCGTGACGATCTACAATCATACCATCAGCACGCAGGCCAACTGGTTTCAAGTGGCCGCCTCACAGGTGCAGGGCGAAGTGCCGACCCCCGTGCGGCTGGAACTCAAAAACACGACCGGCGCACCACAGTTCTATCGCAACTATCACATCGGCAACTATGTTGTGCCCAGCGGCGCGACCATACCCGCCCTATACGTGCAGGGGGAAGCGGCGCGCAGTGGCCTGGGCACGAACGTCGCCAACGCACAGTCGAGCGGCGGCTACTACATCCAGAAAATTCTAAACGGGACGGGGTTGCTGGTTTGGGATCTCAGCTCATCCGTAGTGCAGGGGATGCTTGGCCGGCGCTACAAAGTGTTTTTGCGCACGCCAGGCTATTCCGGCGTGGCCTATGTCCGGCCACAGATCCGCGACGTGGATGGGTTGACGATCCTTTGGGAGGGCGACGAGCGCATGCTGCCGACGCCGCAACTGCAACTGCTCGACCTGGGGCGGGCGATGCCTGTACCACCGGGCGGCGCGGGCGCATGGGCCGGGCTGACCTTCGTGCTGTCCATTCGCACGGAGGGATCGGCGACCGTCAATGTGGATTTTGTCCAGTTCGTGCCGACGACGAGCTACCGCCACCTGGTGCAGCGCGCCACCGAGGTGGACACGGATGGCATCGTCTACGACGACAGCGACCAAAATCGCGCCTGGTGGGTCTCGACGGATGGCCTACAGTATGACGTGTTTCGGGCTGACCAGTCGCTGCTTAGGGTCTACCCAGGGCTGACCAATCGCTTTTTCCTGCTGCAAGACAAGACGACCGGTTCCATGACCGTAACTGATACATTCCAGGTGCGGGCGTTCTACCGCCCGTGCAGGTTGGTGGTGTAGCATGGCCTATTCGACCGTGAAGTATGTCAATCCAGAGAGCGGGATTGACACCAATGATGGCAGCGCACTGGCTCCCTACAAAACGCTGGACAAAGCGGACACAGTGGCGACGCCCTCCACCAAAATCTATCTGCGTGGTGGGACCTATCGCGAGTATTTCGAGCCGACCACATCGGGCGCGTCCGGCACAGACAACGACATCGCCTACGAGGCGTATCCGGGCGAGGAGCCGCTCTTTCTGGGTGACCAGACCGTTACGCCTATCGTTAAAGTGGCTGGCACAACAAAGTATCTTACCTTCCGCGGCATCCGTTCACGCTGGGGGTACGCGAAGCCGCCCGACAATAATTACAAATTCGCCTTTTTTCACATTGCCGGTTCTGGCGTCCAAAACATCGTCCTCGACCGCCTCATCCTGGAGCGCGAAGGCTATGACAATATGCCCGCGCTCTATAATACGAAATGGAATGAATGGGGCGCGATTATTGACGATGCGACCAACTGCGAAATAAAAAACACCATCATTCGCGGCGTGCGCAAGGGGCTGCACATCAAAGGCGCGGCCTACAACACGTGGGTGCATAACAACCTGATCGGCCCAACTGTGCAATCGGGCATCGTCGTCAGTGGCAGCAGCGGCGGCGTACTGAGCAACATCCTCGTCGCGTTCAACAAGATCTTCGGCAGCTATATTGAGGACGGCATCCAGGCGCTGCCGGGCCAGTCTGGCATCGACAACGCACCCACCGACAATTGGGGCGTCATTGTCTATGCCAATGACATCTATGACCACAACGAAAATGCCGTCGATCTGAAGGGCACGCAGTTTTGGGTCGTCGAAGGTAATTACATTTGGGGGATCAAGGGCAGCAACAACGGCCCCATTGGCGGCTGGGACAAAAGCGGCTTTGCCATCATGCGCGGGGCTAACCAGGATGCCTACGATCACATTATTCGCCACAACATTATTTGGGATTGCGGCGGCGGCATCTCCATGCGTGGGGACGGCTGGAAGGTCTACAATAATGCGGTGCTGTACAACAACAGCAACTATCTCGGCCCCAACCAATCCTATGGCGATTTTACATTTAAGGGCATCCTGAACGTCGAGGCCAAGCAACGCGGGGCGATCAAGAACAACATCGCCTATGGCACCGAAGGCTATGACATCGCTGCGCGCCTTACTGACTGGTCATCGTCCGGGGATGTCGATATTGATTACAATCTAGGGCTTGTGTGGGCGGATATTACGTATCCAAGCGGCAGCGGGACGCGCTACACGCCCACCTCGATCCGCACTGCGCTGGCGGCAACATCCTGGAATACAGAGGGCGAAGCGCACAACAAGACCGGCTCCTGGGCTGATCTGGCCTTTACCAACCTGCCGCAGCGCCCGGTGGGGCCGCGTGACCGCGGCGACTTCCGCATTTTGACCACCTCGATTGCCTACCAGGCCGGCGGCTGGCTGACGCAGACAAACGGCACCGGGGCAAGTTCTACAACCCTGATCGTGGACGACTCCGGCTATTTCCGCGAGGACACCCCGTTACGCGTGGGGGACAAAATCTTTTTCAACGGGCAGGAGCGCCGGGTCACGGACAACGACCGCGATACAAACACGCTCACGCTCGACTCGGCGGCAAGCTGGTCGAACAATCAGCCGGTGTACCTAGGGACAAATACGACGCCCAACATGGGCCCCACCGCCCCCACCGGTGCTGCCGGCATCGACAGCACGGACACCGGCAGCGGCGGGGGTGAACCGCCCTCGGATCCCCCACCCAGCGGCAGTGGTGGCCCCGGCTTCATCGGGTTGGGGTTCGCAGCGGCCAACACGAGCATGGGCACGCAGTTTATCCCTATCGTCAGCCCGACCGGCGATCCACCGGTTGCGGTCGAGTTCTTTGCCGGCTATGCGATGACAGATGGTGCATCCGCTGATGTGGCGGCGCTGAGCATCGGAGCCGTGGCCGTTGTCAGTGGCGATCAGTACGCTTTTTCTAGCCGGTCAAACCATGGATCTGCGGACTCGTATTGTCATCGCCGCAGCTCAAGCACGTCCTGCATTCTACTCAACAACGCCGGCGCTACGTCCATCTATGCCGAGGCTGCGTTCGACAGCGCAGACGAAACCGGCGTCACTGTCAATTGGACGACCGCGCCGGCTGCCGCCATCCTGGTGGGCGTGCGCGCCTATTATGGCGAAGAGGCGCACGTTGAGATTGCGGCCACCAATGGGACGGTCGACGCTGCGGTCGCCGTTACGCCCGGCTTTAAGCCCAATGTCGTGCGCGTGGCGTCTAACGGCAAGCCGTTTGGGTCGTTCTCCCACTGCCGGCTCTCCTACGGGTTGGCCACGGTGACGAGCGATGTCATCACGCAGCAGGTTGACGCATGGACGAGCGCCCATGCGTCCGCAACCGGCGCGCCCTCGCACATCATGATCAACGGGCGCGTCTCATCCTTCACGACGACCGGGGGTGCGCTCCAGTGGGCGCTAGAGATGACCGACCTGCTCGACACCACCTTCAACCTGCGCACGCGCGACGGGACGCCGAGCGAAGCGGAAGAGGTGGGTGTGCTCTGCGTGCGCTTCGCAGCGGATGTGTGGTCGGGGATCATCGACATTCCAGCGACCGCCACCAGCACGCCGTATTCCTCAGTGGGTTGGCGACCGGCCTACCTGGATCTGATCGCCACCTTCCTGACTGGTCTCGGGGCAGGCGACACCGGCCACGACGGCGGCGCATACGGCATCGGCTCCTACATGGATGACGCCGGCGGCACGCGCTGGGGCATGTCAGTGGCCGAAGAGGACGGGGCCGCGACCATGAACACGGAGAGCCGCGCCGACTCCTCGCGCTTTCTGAATATTCCGACCGACGCCGGCTCGGACACCGCCGCCATTCGCGCGGACACGGTGACCATGCTCGACAACGGGTTCCAGGTCAATTGGGACGTTGTGCCAGGCACGAGCGTGCGCAAGGCCATCGCGTTCGCTATCCGCAGCGCGCAGAGCATTACGCCCTCGTTTGAGGGGGACGTACTGTCAGGCACCGCACCGTTGACGGTCACCTTCACCAACAACACGACCGCCGAAGGGCTGACCGTGCCCGATGACATCACGTGGGCCTGGGATTTTGGCGACGGCGACACGAGTACGGATTATGAGCCAGAACACATTTATGATGTGGCCGGCGTCTACACGGTTACGCTGACCGCGTCCGCCGGCAGCCTGGAAGAGGTTTACACACTAGAAAATTACATCATTGTCGAGTCGGCGGTGAACATCGGCGCGGCAGCGCTATCCGGTCACGGCGCTGCGTTGATCGCCGCGGCGGCGACGGAGTCCGGTTTCGGCACGGCCCTGATTGCGCCGCTCCCGGATGCGCCCGGATTCGGCGGCGCACTACTCAGTTAGGAGATTTTATGGATGTTCCTCTGCGTTGGTACGCGGCGCTCGACGCCGACGTAGACACCAACTATCGAATCGAATATAACGGCAACACGCCGGGGCTGTTTGAGGTGATCACCACCCTGGACGCCACCGACCGCGGTGACGGGGCCTACACGCCCTATACGGCGACGCTGGTCGGCGACATCGCGGCCGGCGCGGCGTCCGTTGCATTCGACGGCGTGACCGGTTTTGCCAATGGCGACTATGCCGTGATCGACCGTGAAATGTTTTTGCTTGGCGGCCTGTCAGGCACAACGTTTGCCACGTGCCTGGGTGGCCAGGGCAACACGCGACGCCGCCCGCACCTAAACAGCGCAACCATCTACAAGGTGCACGAGACCTACACGCACGCCGGCGTCACCGCCTTCGCCACGCGCAGCGCCATCCGCTACCATGTCATTCGCGAGCAGGGTGCGGATCAGTCGCTGGCTAGGGAGATTCTCGCGGTGCAACCGACGCTCTCGTCGACTGCTGAATTTTCGGCGGTCTGGCATGTATTCCAGGATGCGCAAGGCAATCCGCAAGCCAACGTGCCGGTGACGATGACGCTGCTACGCAACGACCTCTACGATCCGGGCACGCTGGAAGGCTTCTACCGGGACGCAGAGTCAGTCGTCACCGACGCAGATGGCTATTTCCAATTCTTCCTGCCGATTTTCGCCGTCGATCTGGAAGAGGGCGAGACGATTGCGACAATTACGGTTGCTCCGGGCGTGACGAACACGGAGAAAACCTGGAACATCACCGCGCTGCCCACGACGCCCGCTGTGCATCTATTGGAGCTAGTGACCGGTGTCTAGTTTATTCGTGCGTGCTACGTCCGTCGATGGCGACGAACTGCCGATCCCGGCCGGCGTCGACCTGGTCGTGAGCCTAATTAGCGCCGCAGACCCAGGCGGGCCGGTGGCGGCTGAGATTCTGGTCAATGGCCCCTTCGCGGCGGCCGCCGATCTCTTCTCTTGGCTGGGCGCGTACCTGGTGATTGAGACCGGCGCGGGCACGGCGTGCTGGTGGGGCAAGTTGACCACCGTCCTCCTGCGCTTTGGCGGCGCTGAGTTCGGCCTGACCCTGGACGGCATGATCAACAAGGTGGCGGTCGACTATACGACCGAGCGCATCGGCGGGGCTACCGTCGCTAAGACGACAGACTGGGTGGAGGACAGCGATAGCATTACCCGTTACGGCGTCCACCAGCACCTGGAGCGGCGCAGCAACATTAGCGACGAGCGCGCTACGTATATCCGCGACCGCATTCTGGAAAGGCTGAGCAAGCCGGTCAAGCTGCCCACCCGGCTGAGTCGAGGCGCGCACGGCGGCGTATTGCGTTGCCGGGGGCTCTACCAAGATTTTGCGCACATCTTTTACGCACAGTCGCGCGGGCTGGAAGTCAACGAATCCGGAACTGGCAAATCGATCCCATTAGGGCTGGGCTTCACATCGAGCAAGGTGGGGTTCGACGAAAACAACGACGCCTTGCACACCCTTGAAGGGCAAGCGTTGGCGCTGGCTGCGGGGACTCGCATCCGCATTGCCGGCTCGCTCTACAACAACGGACTGCGCACCGTCCAGTATGGCACGTCGATCGAAGCGCAGGGCATCACCGCAACCACCATTTCATTTAACGCGCCGGATGTCGTGGCCGACTCGGCGGACGGGCTGGATTTCATCAACGCCAATGACCTGGTGCAGATCAGCGGCTCGACCTCCGGCGGCAACAATCGCTACACGTTCGTGGATAGCGGTACAAACGACGGCGACCAGTTCGTCATCCACGACGAGGACGGCGGCGCACTGACTGACCGCGGCGCAGGCGACACCATCGCTATCACGCGCGCCAACAGTGTGCGCCTGGCGGAATCCGCCTACCATGAGCTGCCGGCCACATCGGTAACGGTCACGGCGGATGGCATGTACATCGCCCAGCAGTTTCAGACCACCGCGGACGGCGGCTGGGTGGTGGCGAAGATTGCCCTGCGCTGCGCCCGCGAGGGGACGCCGGCGGACAACCTGCGCGTCGAGCTGTGCGCCGACGCCGGTGGCGGCGTTCCCTCCACCGTGCTGGATTATGGCGAGATCGCCGGCAGCGAACTGCCTACTCAGGGCGCCTGGGTGGTCTTCGACTTGAGCGGGGCCAACATCACGATCAACCCGGGGGCGACCTACTGGATCAAGGTCTCGCGCACGGGCGCCAATGACTGGCAGGATTACTACTCGATTGACTACTCAACCGAGCTGAATTACACCAACGGCGTCATGCGCACATGGGATGGCGTGCAGTACAACATCTACGACCCGGATGGCGATATGTTCTTTCGAGTCATCGGCGCCGTGGAGACGACCACGCAGATCTCCGACGTTGTCATTGCGACCTCATCGCTAGCCGTCGATCTGGCGACCAACTCCGGCATTTATACCAACCAATACCGCGACGGCAGCGACACGGCGGCTGCGGAGCTTGACGACCTCATTGCTTCAGGCACCTATCTGGGCAAGGAACTCCAGGTGCTGGTCACGCCCGATCAGGTGCTGCACGTGCGCAACAAACCTACGCTGGCTTCGGCGGACGGCGCGGACGAATGGGTCTACACGGAAGAAGGTTTCTTGCGCCTGCCGTCTGGCGGGGAGATCGAGCGCGGCGTGCTCCCGGTGGGGTGCTGGTTAACGTTGGGCGCAGACCTGGGCCTGCAAGACCTGTTGGCGACGCTCTCGCCCTTTTACTGCGTCTCGGCTGAGTACGACGCGGTAGGCGATACATTGACCGTCAATCCGTCCGAAGATAACTATTTCGACATTGGAGGCATTAGCCAGTGAAACGCATTGAGAGCCTGGATGAGCTGGTGCGCCGGCTTGATCCGATCATCGTCAGGCGCATCGCCGAGGCGGCAAGCGGGTCGCTGGTCGGCGGTAGCAGTGGCGGCGGCGTTCCGCTGGCCACCTTTGACGACATCTCCGGCAGCCTGGAGTGGACTCGTTTGGACTTCACCGGTTCGCAGCTCTCCGATATCGCGTCCCGCGACCACGGCGACCTGACCGGCATCACGCCCAACCAGCATCACAATCAGAGCCATGTGCTGGCCACGACCAGCGCGCTTGGGCCAGATCATTCGGTCAGCGGCTTGACGGCCGGCCAGGTGCTGCAAGCGACCGGGGCCAGTGCGGCCAAGTTCGCCGCGCTCTCGCACGGCAAGCTGACCGACGTGACCTCTGACCAGCATCACCCGCGTCTGCACAATATCACGAGCGTCAACGACCATAGCATCGTGGCGGCGCAATATGGCGTGGTGGGCGCGACGGCCACCGACACACTGGGCATTATCGCTTCCAGCAACAACCCAGGGGGCAATGTCCGGCTACTGCGCTCCACATCGGGCGGTGCACTGACGTTGGAGTCATTCACATCGAATGGCGACATTTACGGCGCGAACACGGCGTTGCGAGCCATTCACCACACGCATGGCGGGGTCCATTCACCACACGCATGGCGGGGTGGATCACGTCCATATGGTCATCAACCCCGGCGTTTCGTGGAACCTCGACGAGCAGTTCGGCCTCGACATCGACGACAACCTGCTCGTGCGCGGCTGGATTGTCGGCAAGCACGCGCTGCAAATTCCCGATGCGACGCTGATCGCCCACTTCGACGGCTACGAACCGTTCGAGACGAACTTCCTGGGCGAGGCGACGGGCAGCAAAGGCCAGGTGCCGATCTACAGTTCTGCGACGCCGCTCTTTGTGGCCGGCAAATTCGATAAGTGCATTCAGGTTTCTGAAGCCGGGCAGAACCTGGTTACGAATCCGAGTTTCGAGGCCGGGACGACGGGCTAAAGCACATTCAACGACTCGGGCGGCAATCTCGCG